TGTAATCTTGGTTCCAGCCGTAATTCCTGAGCCTGTTATCACCATCCCGAGCGCAATCCCGCCCTCGGTGATGTTAGTGACCGTTAGGGTATTCCCTGATATAGAACCTGTAAAGGTAGAGTTCACCTGACCGGTCGGGCCAACGGTGTACTGGGTCTGTCCCGCAGTCAAAGTGAAGATGATTTCGGTCTTGTAATAGACCATCATCTGCTCGTTTGACCATTGGTCAATCATGTCGTTTAGCATATCGAAAGCGTCTTGGGCTTCCGCAGGGGCTGGGGTCTCGCCAGCGGCTAGAGCACCGATGTCCTTCATGGCGCGACTAATAATGTCGATTGGCTGGGTCATAACTTCACCTTAAATGTTTCCACCTTCCAAGGTGGGTCAATACTTTCGGTATTGTCTAGTGCCTTTAGTTGTTCGGCAAGTCTGTCCTTGATCAGGTGTCGTTCACCCTCTTGAGCGTCTAAATCTAGCCAATGCGAGACCTGATGCTCAGTCAAATTATCGGCTATTTGGTACGGTTTACGAAACTTCCAATAGCCCTCAGTAGCTACCTTTTTATTGTCTTCGCAAGCCTCGCAATGGTATTTGACTTGGCAGACCAAGCCGTCATCGACCCGCAGCTCTGTTACCTTCCAATTAAAGGTTGGCACTTATTTTCTCCATAATCTCATCAAAACTTTCTGCCACCTCCCAAGAATTGCCGTTCATGCAGTAGGCAACCCGAACCTTTGACCCATCTTCTTGGGTATGTTCAAAGATTGACGCAATCAGGTCTGTATTAAGGATCAGACCCTCACCGATGCGCCCTTTGGCAGCGTTAGTTAGTTTGATTAGTTTCACGCAGTCACCGTTTCATCAAGAACCCAAGAGGTTGTGGCTTCATCCCATATGTAACGCTTGCGATTTTCTTCTGTGCCAACATCCGTTGGGTACGGTACTGGCGATTCCCATAGGCAAGTGTTTTCGTTTAGCAACCAAGACGCATAGGGCTTGGGAGGAATAAACGCATCACGACCCACATCGTAGGTATAGCCTAGCCCCGCATAGTTCTTACGGAACGGGGTTCCACCTAAAGCATGAACGCCGCCGTGGGTGTTGTACGAAGTCTGCTTATAGACATCGCCTGTACGGGCAGAGAGTTCTGACTCTTTACCATCATCTTCTTGCCGTCCTACGGTAACAAAGACCACGATATTGTTTGCATTTAACTTGGCAAAGTGCGCCATCTAAATCTCCTTATAGGCTAAAAGTTACTGTTTCGCTTGTTGTGGATGTAGCAGTAACGGTGTAAATCTTAAATCCACCAGATGTTGTGGAGGATTGTGTTACACCGCCTGAAAAGGTTGCCGTTATGTTGTCAGGTATTTTGAAAATAACTACGCCTGAACCGCCAGCACCAGCAGAATTGCCTAATGTGCCAGAACCACCACCACCGCCAGTATTTGCTGTTCCGCTTGTTCCATTTGTGCCAGCCGCACCGCCGCCACCTGAACCACCTGACCCTTGGGTGCTAAATGAGCCGCCTCCTCCACCGCCGCCTCTTGTTACGGATGAGCCTGTAATTGTTGATGCGACTCCCGCGCCACCGTTGCCGCCAACGGCAGAAGTTCCAGCAACGCCAACCGCGCCAGCGCCACCTCCACCGCCAGCAGATTGATTTCCAGAGTTTGTGTTGCCCTGACCCGCGCCGCCCGCATACCCTTGGTTTGTAGTTCCAGCGCCACCGGCTGGGTTGTCTCCAGTCAACAATCCGCGCCCCGAACCGCCGCCACCTGACCCGCCAGAATTGCCTGTGGTTGCACGACCTCCAAAACCGCCGCCCGTTGATGTAATGGTGGAAAATACCGAATTTGATCCATTAGAACCCGGAGTTGTTCCCCCGCCAACCGCGCCTCCAGCCCCCACGGTGACCGTATAAGCAACACCAAAACCCAAATTTAATTTTGATTCTGCGGATGCGCCACCGCCTGAAGTGCCAGCCGATGTTCTATAACCACCCGCGCCACCTCCCCCGGATACATCTGTGTTGCTTGCGCCGCCCCCAGCAATTACTAGAAAGTCAGCAGTAAAAGTCCGTGCAAAAGTCACAGTCTCACTTGTTGTGCTAGTCGCAGTTACAGAGTAGATGTTGAATCCACCAGAAGTAGACAGAGATGAAGTTACGCCACCAGAAAATGTTGCAGATACATTGTCAGGTACTTTGATAATGACAATGCCAGAGCCGCCTGCCGCACCCGCAGAGCCGGTAGAGTTATTAGACCCGCCGCCGCCACCGCCACCGCCTGTATTTACACTCCCTGCTGTACCAGCGGCTGGTGTAGTGCCGCCAATACCTCCAGCACCGCCGCCGCCAGAAGCAGAGCCTGCCGCAGTATTTACAGTGTCGTAAATACCACCACCACCGCCACCAGCACGGGTTACAGATGAACCAGTAATAGTTGAAGCAACACCTGCTCCGCCGTTGCCGCTTGTTACACCCGCCGCTCCAACAGCACCTGCGCCGCCACCTCCTCCGCCACGAAAAGGATTTCCATTATTTCCGTTGCCACCACCGTATCCTTGATTGGCGGTTCCTGAGCCGCCTACTTGTCCACTAACATCTCGACCTGAACCACCTCCAGAACCACCTGAGCCTCCAGAAGAAGTGTTTGCGTATGAACCAAGACCACCGCCAGTAGAAGTAATTGTGCCAAAAACGGAATTTGACCCTGCCCCACCGTTTGTGGCTGATGCACCAGCAGTACCACCAGCACCTACTGTGACTGTGTATGCAACACCAAATGTCAAACTAAGTTTAGATTCTGCGCTTGCACCGCCTCCGCTAGTGCCAGCAGAAGTCCTATATCCACCCGCACCTCCACCACCAGTACCAGCACCATTTAAAGCATTGCCTCCACCACCACCGCCCCCAGCAATTACTAAGAAGTCAGCCTGTGCGCCAGCAAGGAAAGTAACAGTCTCGCTAGTAGTAGATGTAGCCGTTACTGTGTATATGTTATATCCAGCAACCGCAGTAGATAAAGTTGAAGTTACACCAGATGAGAATGAGGCATAGTGCGTAGATGGGATTTTGATGATAACGATACCAGAACCACCGTTGCCCCCCGCACCACCACCAGCGGTTTTACTACCAGCACCACCTCCACCGCTACCAGTATTAGTAGTGCCAGCGGTTCCATTTGCGCCCGGATTTCCACCAGCTCCACCACCGCCTGAACCGCCTGCACCACCAACGGGTGTATTAGCAGTTGGAGCATAATTTCCACCACCACCGCCGCCTGCTCTTGTTACAGAAGAACCAGTAATCGATGATGCTGTTCCATCACCGCCAACACCAGCAGCAGCACCAAGCCCATTTAATACTGAACCTCCAACAGCTCCAGCACCGCCTCCACCACTACCCGGAACATTGCTTGTGTTATATCCACCGCCGCCATTGTTCCCTTGACTTGGGCTTGTAGATGGAGTGTTGCCAGCACCGCCGGTTGCAAAACTTGAACTATAAGAACTTATACCACCACCCGAACCACCGGCAATACCATTTACATTTGCTCCAGCAAATCTACCACCACCGCCACCCGCAGAAGTGATAGAAGAAAATACGGAGTTAGAGCCGCTTGAGCCGTTGTTTGCCCCACCCGCAGCGCCACCGTTGCCACCTGCTCCTACTGTAATTGTGTTTGCAGTTCCAACCGTTAGAGTTTGAGCAGAAAATTCACGATAGCCACCAGCACCCCCGCCTCCAGCTCCACCGGCATCTGCTGGTGCGCCACCGCCACCCCCGCCGCCCGCTACAACAAGGTAGTCAGCAAGGATAGTCGGCGCACCCTGTCCAGCAAGAAGAATCTGAAATATGCCCGTCATTTAGGACACATTCCCTGTTAGTACGCAGACCGTTCCAGAGATAAATAAGACCGTACAGACACCCCTAGTTGCAAGGGTCACGGTAGCCTTATCTGTGTCAGTTCCCGCAATGTAAGCGGTTGTGATCGAACAAGTAATCGTGATGTTGCCGGTCGTGTTATTGAAGATTGATACCGCATCCCCAGCCGCAAAGGTTGAGTTAGGAATCGTAATCGACCCGCCAGTTCCTACGCCAACAAACTCACCAATGTCACCCAAAGCTAGGGTGTATGAGGTTGTCTTGTCTGACCCTGACTGCGGAATGTTTAGATAACCAATGCTTGAGCTAACTGGGGGGAAAGTCATGGTCGTGCTATCCGTACCCGCAAGGGTCAGCGTATTGCTAACCGATAAGGTCTTGCCGTTAGTGACCGTTAGGGTTCCCGTACTGCTAGAGATTGTCAGACCGTTGACGCTAGTTGCGGTCGCAGCTCCGATATTGGGAGTAGTCAGCGATGGGCTGGTCGCAAACACCAAAGATCCAGAACCCGTCTCGTCTGTTACTGCCGCAGCTAGATTTGCAGATGACGGGGTTCCAAGCCAAGTTGCTACACCAGTTCCAAGAGATGTCAGTCCAGTTCCACCGTAAGCCGTGCCAAGCGCATTGGTCGGGGTTAGACTTGTAGCCGTTAGCGCACCTGTGCTTGGGTTAAATTGGAGCTTGGTAGACGATACATCTAGGGTGGTTTCGTTGCCTGTCGTGACGTTTGAGAACGTGATGT